GCGGGAAGATAGTGAACGCCTTTATTTTTAACAACACGGCTTCCACCAAGAACATCATTAATTTTTTCGTACTCATCTGAGATATCTTCGAATTGTGGATGCAGATTTTTTAAAGACATATGATTGGTTCTTCTGTTTGTTGGTGTGCTCCTTTATTTATAAAAATTGGCTCTAGATACTTAGAAATATCCTGATTGTCGGCCAGTGGTTGTAAAAGATGATTTCATACCGTTTGCTAGATATCGAAGTACATCTGCACAATTTGAAACTATTAATCCATTTGCTAATGCGAAGTTGCCTGTTGCTGGCACTGTTAAACAATAAACATCGTTGTTTCTAACTTCTACAATATCAATGAAGTTAATATTTTTATTGTTACTGGTTAGTAGATCATCTGATTGTTTTAGTTTGTCTGCTCTGATTGTTTTACCATTTTTAAGATGAAACATATGATCAGGAGTGCATTCAACTTTAGAATTATCAGAGAACTTTAAAACGATTGTTCTTTGATTGTTTTTAATTAGTCTTGCATTTCTATATTGTTGTGAACCTTTTGAAGTTTGTATTAATCCATTAGTGCCAATCAAAGATTCAATAGTTGGAGTTGTTCCATCAGTTAGAAGAACTTTAGTGTCTCCAGAAAAACAGTGGTCCTCACTCGATTTCAAACTATCTAAATCTTTTTTAGGATCGCGTGGTAGTGAAGGAACTGTTCTTAGTACACCTTCAGAGCATCCTTCACAAACAAATATTGCTGGTTTCTCTCTTATAACACCTTCAAACTCTCTAGCATTTGCAAACGCCGTTCTCAATCTCTCAAAGCCCAGTGGCCTCGTGTTAGGTGACTTGTCGGCTGGTATAAATTTGACACCACTATATTTTTTTCCTTTAATAAAAACTGGTTCTGCCATATCGTCTGCAATGCAAGAACCGTTTTCAGAATTAAAAATCGAACTATCAGCATAGCCAGCTTTTACTTTGTTATAAATTCCTAAATCAAGTTCTCGCTGTATAATAAGTTGCGCTATTTGAGTAGCTAACATTCTAAGACCTTGATCGGGTTTACCATTCCAGCCGTAAATTTCACTGAAGATGAAACAATCATTCTTAACTGTTCTTCTAGTCTTTCCATTTATAGTTACGTCTGAACCGTCCGATATAGCTACCCATTGAACACTAAACGGTTTACTACTACCCCAATCAAACATTCTGAATATACGAAAGTTTTGTGGTGGAATAAAATCTTTAACCACATTGAATTTTGAATCCCAGCAGTCACCAAAAATTAGAGAATCATCATTTTCTGAGAATTGGCCAGTCAACCAAGCAAGCCTTTTAGCAGGGTCACTTATATCGTATAACTCCATTCCATATTCTGGAGGCAAGTACGGATTTTCTATCCAAGAAGAAAACATGGCACACTGAGTTTTGCTCATTGTTTCTATCTTGTTTGTTTTAGGATTGAATACTTCCATTTCTCTTTTAACAATGGAGCCGTATGGGGCAACATCAACGAAACGAGCTTTAATCTCTTTTGCACACGCGCCCGAGGGATTTGTTGTTGCTATAGAAACAGTTGGTAGTGGTGGAAGAATTTGCATGACTCCATTTTCATCTATTGGAGAATCACGTTCTGGAACAAAGCTATGGCGATTAGATGAGTGGCACATATCATAGATTTCTAAGTTAGGCCAAGTGCTAAGCTCGTTGAAGTAAATATGCGAGTATTCAATTCCGTGAATATTTTCATCATATTGAGTTTGGTTTGTAACAACACGTAAGGCTAAAGTTGCTCCGTCTGCGAATACCCACTGATATGAGCCTTTTGCAGATAAGAAACGAGCGTTATCTCCAAAGCTTCCAAAAAGCTTTCTACTTTTTTTAATAATATCGTCTAGTGCCTTGTAGCTCAGGGCAATATATACTCCAGTCAAACTAGCTCCGTATCCTAGTCCAACATATTTTCTGAAATGCGCTAGGGTGACTTCGGTTTTTCCGCTACCTCTTGTTCCTACAAATAATTGTCTTTGTGCTGGGCAAGTGAGCATCAATTCTTGAGCACCGGCTAATGGTTTAAAAACTACTTTAAATTCTGGGTCGGAAACTTGTTGTGTGGTTGCTGGGATAGTATTAGACAATTTGGCGAGCCTTTTCTTCTAAAGCTTCTGCCTGTTTAATAGCCTTTGCTTCCCATTCATCTGCTTCAATGTGAGGAACTTCCATAACAGATATAACTTTCTTCTCTACCTTCTGGGTTGCAATGGCAGAAAGTTTGGGTTGGAAATAGCCAGCGCTCTCAATTTGGCTTTTTTGAATTTCTGACTGTGTTGGATATATAATTTCGCTAACATAAATTAGATCGTAGTCAGTACCATTTTCATGATAGCGTTCAGTTGGATATGTAATTACGTTTGGTTTTCCAAGTGCCGTTCTTCTTAAAAGATCATGAGGTAAAAGACCTTCAATCTCTTTTTCAACTGCCAATACAGCATCTAGTTTTGGTTCATAGATAATGTTCTTTGGTTGATTCTGATATTTTGGAGTAGGTGCTTTTTTCGTGCTGGTGGAAACTCTTGGTCCAACTTTCTTTGGTGTAGCCATCTATTCTTAAACCCATGTCATTGAATATATTAGAAAGTCACATGACTTCTAATTTGTGTGTGATATGAGTTATTTATAAAAAAAACTGGAAGTTTTATAAATTCTGGTTAAAGAGCTAGTAAATTCTTAATATTTATTTCTGAAACAGAGTCAAAACGGTTAATAACTTCGTTCTGTTTGTCCACTACGATTATGCAGGGTAACGAGCGTACTCTAAACATTGCAGAATATTCAAAAGCATCAATATCTTCTATATCAATTACAACTGTTTTTAGGCTTAATGAATTTGAAACGTATTCATCTACGGTTTTGGAACTTGATTTGCAGGGAGCGCAGTTTTTACTCTTAAAATAATATAAAATTTCTGGTGTTTTTTGCGGCATGAAATATAATCTCTGGGTGTATTACTATTTACACTCAGAGCCATATTTAATTTTACGGTTTATAGAGAACGTGTCCTCCTTGACCATCAACTCTATTCTTTATCAACTCTTTAATGAAAGCTGTAAGATTTTTTATGAATTCTTCACGTCTTTTTTTATTGTGTATATGACAGAAATCTTTATGATGAATATCAATTTGTATGACACCATTATTAAATGATTTGTGTCTTTTACGGGAATCTCTTATTTTGCTACCTATATATTTTATAATATTAGATTTTCCTTTTATTACGCCATGATGATAGTGACCTTGATACTCTAAAGCTATTTTATGCCTGAAAAAATATATATCATAGTGTTGATAGAATTTCGTATCTTCGTTATAAAGGTGTTCAGGTTCTGCACCTTGATTTATTTTTAATCTCTTAAACGCTTCTTTCATATAAGCAAAAAGCATATTTTCAGAAACAGTTTCAAAGTTATTACAAGGAGGGCATCCATTTCTACCATGCATTACATTACGTGCTGGGGGACTCCAAATATGCCCACATAAAGCGCACTGTACTTTTACTGGGTCAATAGCTCTTACATATTTTCCTAATATCGTTATATATGGACTATTTAATTTACTAAGCCTTTCAAATTCTTTTTGAGTTATTGTTTTTAGATTTTTGGCTCTTTTTCTACTACATATATCACAGCCTCTAGCATTTTTAGATTTAGTTAAATTTGATGGTGTTGCTTCCCACTCATTACCACAATCTTTACATTTTACTTTTACTTTTAGATAATTTTTAACATATGTTCCAATAGCTTCTACTCTTGGATTATATTTTGATAACAGTTTTATAAAATGTTCATGCGTTTGTGATTTAGATATTCGTCTTTGTATTTCTGCACATTCTGGACAAGCTGTAGCAGGGTGATGTGTTCTAATCAAATTTCCGGGCCAAGCTTCAAATTTTTCATGGCATTTTTTGCATTTAAACCATCTTTTGGTTTTTTGGTTTACATAATTTTCTAAAACAATAACATCTGGATTTACTGTTGCTAATCGTTTTACATATTCTTCTGGTGTTATTCTATTTGTCATAATTTACTCTCCTTCATTTTTATATCGTTCTACTTCTTCAACATTAATCGTTTCATACGGTCTTCCGCGCTCTGATGATGCTGGTAAAACCGTTTCTTTGAATCGGGCTACATCTTCTTGCCATGTTATTTTTTTATCAGACAATAAATCATCAAATTCATCATCTGTATATGACTTGGCTAAAATCAAGTGATTATCTTGTAGCGTGTTGTTCCATTCGTGCAAGGTGATATCTAGCTTGCCAAATGGAGTAGCTTTATAGGCTTCATAGTGTTCTTCATTTTTAATTCTATTTTTAATTGACCACTTTTTATATTTCTTATCAGCCTTCTTTATTTTCTTATCGGACCATCCTTTTTGATGATCAGACATAAAATTATCATGAAACCGTTTTTCTCTTTCTTCTTCTTCAGCTAAAACCTTTGCATCATGTTCTGGTCCAAGCCTTGAGTGATCAGATACACTTTCAATTTGTGTTTCCCAGTGCTGTGGGTCGGCTAGATAGCGGATTATTTGAAACTTATCAAACCGATATTGTTTTGATACTTTAAAACCTTCATAAAATCGAACATACCAAAAACGTCTATTTTTATCCTGTGTTAAACCGCCATTAAAATACATTGTTATTCTCCTTCACTATTAAATCTTGCTTCAAGTTCTGCAAGTCTGTCTCTAGTATTTTGGTACTTCTCCCTTTGCTCTTTGTTCAAACGCTCTCTATGAATTTCTCTGAACTTTCTTTGACGTTCTCTAGCTTGCTTTCTTATTTTGTCTTGCTTGCTTAATTCCATAATTAATTCCTACCGTTCGTTTACATAACAGTATTTATGC